AAGTAGATTTTTTTCATATATATCGATGAATTGATAAATCACGAATATGGGCATGATGATTATGTATCGAATAGCTAAAATCCCGAAGACAACATGCCAAAATGAGTTCCATCCATCCGTGAAAAGTTGTCGGGGTTTCATATATATTGGCGCGTATATTTTTAGGCATGTGGTTAAAAGAATATATAGCCATATAGTATAATGTCAGGCAACGGATCAACAGAGACAAAGTTCCAGAGCGGTGGTAATGTGTTACCTGCCGATGCTGGAGCGCTTAGTGGGAGTGCTCCTTCCAAGTTTGAATCCAAATTAGTGGGTGGTAAAAAAGGAAAGAAGGGAGCAAAGACCATGAAGGGGGGCAATTGCTCATCTTGCAAGATAACTGGCGGAAGTGCCCTTGCGCCTGCCACAATAGAACAAGGTGGATTAAAGAACACCATTCCTTCTACTACGGGTGGCCAATTAGGTGGCAAAAAGAGAAAGACATCCAAGCGTAAAAGTTCTAGACGTAAAAGTAAAAAGACCAAGCGTTTTTGGTTTTTTTAAAGCGCATCAAACAAACACGTATTAATAAGACATTTACCTTGATTTGAAGTATTCGGTTTCAAATCATCGGCATCCTCTGATCCAGAACCCTCTTTATCCTTATCTTTATTCTTGGGTTCAAATGTGCGCTTCCACGTCGTATCTGCTTCCCAATCCAAGGTCATATTTTTATATTTTGTGCTGTCGATTTCCCTGATACGATAATTACATTTTTTATAGAATCTGCGCCTCTGGGCCCATTGATTTTGAAATAGATCATGTGAATCTACAATATCTACGATGATCGGATTTTCATGCTTTACACGTAGAATCCTTCCCACGGACTGTGTAATATCCGTTTTCGGAGTAACCATAATCAGAGTAGACAGAGACTTTATATCTAGGGCTTCTGCGGCCATGGCATAAGTGGCTAATACGATCTGTTTACTCTCCGTATCCTGCAGGGCATTTTGCTTCATACCACCCACATAATAGCCGACCGTCGCCAATTTATGATATTCGATGGCTTCAAATAAATACTTTAATAGAGAACGATTATGGCATAAAATCATGATCTGGTTCTCAGATTCTTCTAATAAATCGCGAACGACTTTGATAATGAAATCACTACGAGGAGAATAATCGCATAATTTCACGATCATGGAACTATATTTCGGATTTCCGCGGAAATCGAGTTCGACTTCATTAAATTCTGTATTGTTTGTACTATAATGGATAGCGCGAACACAAACCGGATCATCATCCTCGCGTTTTTCCGTATAGATCTTTTCGCCGATAAACATGTATAATATACGCGTGAGTTTATCTTTACGATCCACGGTCGCAGAGATTCCAAGCATATTCGGTGTGATCGTTTTAAAAAGCGTTCTCGAAAATTGCTCACTTCCTATACGATGGACTTCATCAATAATGGTGAGGCCAAACGACGAGAACGCGTTTGCCGAATATTCTTTATCGTATAGACTTTGGATCATGCCAATGACAATATCTTTACCTTCCACATCGAACACGCCCCCCTGGATTTTACCCACTTTTGCGCCGGGCAAGAAATCTGTGATTCGTTCAATCCACTGGTTCATAAGAAACTCTTTATGGACCAGGATCAGCGTTTTTTTCTTAAGCAGCGATATGATTTTTAGTGCCATGATTGTTTTACCACGCCCGCAAGGCACTTCGAGTATCCCGCCATTCCCCTTTTCTTCTCCAGTCGTACAAATATTGGATTGAATATGTTGCATATAGACATCGATAATTTTTTCCTGATAATCACGGAGAGGTTTATCAAATGTCAATGATATGTCATCTCCCTTATCTAATTCCGATCGCGGTGGCAGTCCATATCTCTGAATCCCATAAAAACGCGGAATATAGAGTTTATTTGCATTTTCACGGAACACAGGGAACGCAGTGGCATCTTCGCCCTTTGCGCCATAATTCGCACCGAACATTATGGGTCGTACAAACAAATCTTTCCGAAGAAATTCGATGTCTTCGGCCGTCAATGCGGATTTTGGAATTGTATATCCCTTCTTACCGAGATAAGATTGAGAACAGATTATTTGTTTATAATCTTCTGATAACACCGTAATCAAATCCTTTTTCGGCATAGGTTGTATCGCATTCTTAGGTTTGGTAATAAATTTTCCTCGTCTCATCCTATGGATATATGGCGATATAATTTTAAACCATTATTGATATATAATTTAGGATACATCAGTGTAAAAATATAATGCTATGATATAATATATCAAAATGGACATAGCCAAAATAATTAAATCGGTCACTCCCTTGGAAAAGACATTATTTGTTATTTTTGTATTATATTTAATTTTACCTATCCAGACCCCTTCCTTGTTTTATGGCGTGGTTGATTCCCCTTTAGGTATAATTTTCATGTTTGTCGTGGCCTTATATCTTTATTTTTATGCGAACCCTATTTTAGCGATTGTCTTTATCTTTGTAGCGTATGAAATGATCCGTCGTACGAGTAAAACGAATACCATTGCTGCCACAATTCAATATACGCCTAGCGAGGCTAAGCGAGCAGTGGAAATGGTTGCCATGAATCCTCCTAAGAAGGAATCCTTAGAAGAGCAAATTGTAGATAAGATGGCGCCAATTGGACATAGCGATGCTAGCGTTTATAGCACTAGTACATTTAAGCCTGTGGCCGAGAGCGTGGGCAGTGCGTCTGTCGTATAAACGTTTTTTTTGAATTATGTAAACAAATTTGTATACATAATTGGATAGGGTTTAATATTTAATAATATAATTTACGATGACATATGGAGGTAAAGTGGTTACAGACGTGCCTTGGCCAGTTGACCCAGTAGTGAATGTATGAGTATGACTTATACTTGTTGAAGCGTTCGATACTGATATACCCGTAGTCCCTGAATTGATTGTATGTGTATGACTTATATCAACTGAAGCATTTGAAATAGTTATTCCCGTCGTCCCAGAATTGATTGTATGATTATGATTAATGCCTGATGCATTGCCTAACGTAGTAGTTATTGACGCGTATCCTGTATTAACGCCTGTATATGTTACGGTGGTGGTTTGGGCATCTGCACCAAATGCTGGACGGGTTTGACTATTATTGCCTCCAGTTGTATTATAATCATCCTGATATGTTGTGAATGTATGCGCATGCCCAGCATCGGTAGATGTAGCCGTGTGATTATGTGTGTCTGAATATTCAGCAGTAGATCCCCCATGATTATGTCCGCCATCAGTTACCGTTGCGGTGTGTGTGTGTGTACCTCCACCGCTAACAGTGGCTCCTCCATGAGCATGTCCAGCATCGGTTACTGTTGCAGTGTGTGTGTGGGAACCTCCTCCAGAATCGGTTGTCCCCGTATGTGTGTGCGCTGGCATGTTTGCAGTTGTAAGAGAAACAGATGTTGCGCCACCACTCGACAATATAGTTGGATAAGAGTCTGATATACTAAATAAAAATGTGCCCCTTAGATCAGGAGGAGTATAATTCGAAGTTCCGCTTCCTCCCGTTCCAATACCTAGAGTATTTAATTTATTATATCTAGAATCGCTATTATCTGTTCTCGTAGTGCCATTGCAAATTATCCATCCATCTGGATCTGATGATCCTAAATACGAAACAATGGACCCAGGCGGAGGTCCAACATTATGACTCGTGCTCATTGTTATATAATAAACAGAATTATATAACCATAAGAATACACATTCAATATTTGATAATATAATTCACTGTTTTATATGGAGGTAAAATGCTAATAGACGTGCCTTGGCCAGTTGAACCTGTAGTAAATGCATGAGTATGATCGATATTCGTCGAAGCGTTCGCAACCGTTAGGCCCGTTGTCCCAGAATTGATTGTATGTGTATGACTTATATCTGTTGAAGCGTTGGCAACTGTTATCCCGGCGGTCCCAGAAGTTATTGTGTGAGAATGACTAACGCTTAAATTGGCTATTGTAGTAGTTATTACGGCCTTTCCTGTGGTCAATGTCCACGAAACAGCGCCAGCGCCATCTTCGCCAAATGCGCCCGTCGCTTGCCCACTAATAGCACTTCTATTATAATCGTCCTGATACGAATAGTATGTATGCGCGTGCCCAGCATCAGTAGATGTGGCCGTGTGGTTGTGCGTTCCTGAATATGTAGTGCTTGACCCCCCATGATTATGCCCACCATCAGTTACAGTTGCAGTGTGCGTGTGCGACCCCCCTGCGCTAACAGTTGCGCCGCCATGATTATGTCCAGCATCGGTAACTGTTGCTGTGTGTGTGTGTGAACCACCTCCCGAATCCGTTGTTCCAGTGTGTGTATGTACAGGCAAGTTTGCAGTTGTAAGAGTCGCAGTCGTTGCACCACCACTAGACAATAAACTTGTATTTGTGAGATAAGAACTAAATAAAAAAGTCCCTCTCAGATCGGGGGGAGTATAATTCGAAGTGCCACTTCCACCACTTCCAATTCCAAGTGCAAATAATGTATTATATCTCGAATCGCTATTATCCGTTCTCGTAGTGCCGTTACAAATGATCCATCCATCTGGATCTGTAGTCCCTAAATATGAAATAATAGATCCGGGCGGGGGCGCAATATTGTGACTCGTGCTCATTGTTATATAATAACCAGAATTATATAACCATAAGAATACACATTCAATATTTGATGATATAATTTACTGTTTTAAATGGAGGTAATATGCTAACCGATGATGCTTGTCCAGTTGAACCTGTAGTAAATGTATGAGTATGATCGATATTCGTCGAAGCATTCGCAACAGTTATACCTGTGGTTCCCGAACTGATGGTGTGAGTATGACTTATATCTGTTGAAGCGTTGGCAACTGTTATCCCCGTAGTCCCTGAATTGATTGTATGAGAATGACTCACCGTTGTATCGGCTATTGAAGTAGTTATTGATGAATATCCTGTAGCAAGCGTCCATGTGGCTTTAGTGCTATCACTAGCACCAGCGTCTTTACTAAATGCAGGCGTTTGTTGACTGCCGCTTGCTCCAGTACAGTTATAATCGTCCTGATATGTTGAGAAAGAGTGTGCGTGTCCAGCGTCGGCAGACGTAGCAGTGTGTGTGTGTGTATCTGTATACGTTGAAGTTGTTCCGCCATGATTATGCCCACCATCAGTTACAGTTGCTGTGTGTGTATGAGATCCACCACCACTAACAGTGGCGCCGCCATGAGAATGTCCAGCATCGGTTACTGTCGCAGTGTGCGTGTGTGAACCACCCCCCGAATCAGTGGTTCCAGTGTGCGTGTGCGCTGGCATATTTGCTGTAGTAAGAGTCGTAGTGGTTGCGCCACCACTAGATAATATAGTTGGATATGTAGTAGAAGAACTAAATAAAAACTTTCCTCTTAGATCAGGCGGAGTATAATTTGAAGTGCCACTTCCACCTGTGCCAATCCCAAGGGCATTTAATTTATTATATCTTGAATCGCTATTATCTGTTCTAGTCACGCCATCGCAAATTATCCATCCATCGGGATCTGATGATCCTAAATATGAAACAATGGATCCAGGCGGAGGCGCAATATCATGACTCGTACTCATTGTTATATAATAAACAGAATTATATAACCATGAGAATACACAAATATTTAATATTTGATAATATAGTTTACAGTAGTATATGGCGGCATATATGAAAGGGCTTGGCCTTGACCTGTGCTATCTGTTGTAAATGTATGTGTGTGTGATATATCTACTGATGTATTTGCAACTGTAATTCCAGTGGCCGATTGCCCGGTTGTAATTGTATGTGTGTGAGATATATCTACAGCGGCATTCGCAACTGTAATGCCGGTAGCAGACGATCCTGTTGTAAATGTGTGCGTATGACTTATATCAGCAGCAGCCACTGTGGTTGTTATGGATGCTTTCCCAGTAGACACATAAAGATTATCTGACCCCTGACTAGACGTATCGGATCCAGTTGTGGCAGTCGCGCTGGTAAAATTATAATCATCATGCCCATGATCGTTTGGAAAATAATGAGAATGGCCAGCATCGGTAGATGTTGCAGTGTGCGTGTGCGCTGTCTGTCCGCCAGACGCGGTTGTACCTGTATGAGTGTGTTGTGGATCAGTGACTGTCGCCGTGTGCGTGTGCGATGTGCTTCCTCCGGACGCGGTTGTTCCGCTATGTGTGTGTTGTGGATCAGTCACGGTCGCTGTGTGCGTGTGTGATGTGCTTCCACCAGACGCAGTTGTCCCACTATGTGTGTGCGATGGTAAATTAGCAGTAGCAATCGTAAAAGATGTCGCTCCTCCAGTAGTCAAAAGAGTAGATCCCGTTGAGGTCGCACTATATAAAAATTTCCCTCTTAAATCAGGTGGCGTATAATTGGAAGTGCCACTTCCGCCAGAGCCAATGCCAAGAGTATTTAATTTATTATATCTCGAATCGCTATTATCGGTTCTTGCTACGCCGTCGCATAGTACCCATCCATCTGGATCTGAAGAGCCTAAATAAGACATAATAGATCCAGGAGGCGGGCCGATATTATGGCTTGTGCTCATTTATTTATATATTATTGTGAATTTATTACCAAATAAACGAACGAAGTTACTAAGGGTAACAGAGCGCCATATGAAATTTTTGAATAATATGATATTTTTTGAGAGTCTCCTGTTATAAAAACCGGGGTCATACATAATGTAAAAAAAATACCTAATCCAAATAAGATGGTCCAAAAGGATCTATCTAAAAAAACTGAAAACAACGATACGAATAAAAATTCGCCGCCATCTTCCAGCATCTCCAGTGCCTTTGGTGCAAACCCTTTGTATGATGGAAAGTATTTAGATTCATTAGGTAGACCATCTTTCAAGAAATCTTCACTCGTCGTTTTATTGATTTGCACTAACGTAAAAGATAACCCAAAGAGAACCGATAAAAACATGCCAAAAGTTACTAGATTATAATCGTTACTAGAAAACCCATTGGAAAATGATACAACAATTCCTATAAAAAATAAAATTGTAATAAATATGTCCGCACTTCGAATACGCAATAGCGAGTCAGTCCCTCCACCCATTTGTTTATTTACATTTTTAATGACGATCAATCTATATAATCCAGGAATGGTAAAATAAATAAATACTAGCCCAATGATGAAGACATAAAAATTCACCGACGTCTTCATAAAATCGCTTTCCTGAGTCTTTGCGTTTCCTTCACCATCGATAGGTATACTATATGTATTCACGGTTTTATCGAGTTGACCTTCAGGCGTAGTCGGACTGCAATCAATATAAATATCATCATCGCCGGTAGATATATTATTATCATCTAATATTGATTTTTGATTGGGCGCATCGATACTAAAAAGAGGACTCGTATCCGAGTATAAAGTTTTAATATAATCCGCCGTTTCACTCTTTACCAAGACAGGATCAATAAATACAACAATTTTATTGATAGCACCATTCGCTTGTAAATCGTTATAAATGATACATTTTGACTGCGTGGGTATAGTTTGAGGCACTGTGGTCCCCGTTTTATCGCCAGGATGACTCGTAGTTAATTGGGTCGACGCGCTTTGTATTGTGGTTGATCGATGCATAGCGACAATATTATCAATATCATTCGACTTTGAAATAGGCGATAAATCTTGCTTGATTAAAAAACACGTATATAATTTGGTCGATGTTTTAATATCTATGTTCTCGATAATGAGTTCGCCAATCACGTCCGTATTTGTGTCCGTTATCCCGCTAATATTATTGTGTAGTAGTCCGAACATGTACAATTTATTGGAAGTATAATTTATCACATCTCCATAATCGTCTTTGTAAGAAACGTTCGTTGTTCCATTCGCGAAACGATAATCCATGCTTAAATAAAATTTATTATTATTCGGTTTAACTTCACTAATCACGGAATTATAGACGAGATTGCTTCCGTAGGAATAAGTTATATTTTTTTTTTTACTTATATCTTCTTGATCATTAATATTAAAAGTAGACATCTAACACTGTATATAATACTAATATATACTTTATCCTATGCAATTGACTAAATTCAGTCCTAAAGATAAGGTATATATTGAAAGGAATCGTTTTCATAAATCGTAACACGGAAGGTATCATTATAACCTTCGACATAGACCATATCACCATTATTTATATCATCGCAACCATGTTCGCTCGTGCAACTTTTGCCATTTACACTAATTGGTAATTTGGTGTTTAAATTACCACTATTCGAGATCGTATAGTATTGCCATTTATCTCTTCCTGACGTATTTCGGCGACCCATAAGTGGTAAGATCATATCATTCGATTGTCCGCTGGTTCTTGTTAATATTCCGACTTGTTGATATCCAGTTTGTAGTCCCCGCGTTTTTATGTTTACCGGGAGGCCTCTAGGGTCACTGAATCCTGTGGGATAATATATGCCATCGCTTTGTAAAGGTGGTGCATATGGATCATTAAAAGGATCTCTTCTGGGAGAAATAGTTGCTAAAGCAGGCACGCTAGGTTGTGATACAATGACTACGGACCCAGTTTCTTTACGTTCTCTATTGTCGTTATGGTGATTCTGATTCTTTACAAAGTGGATATACCATAAATAGATGACAACGACCAATATAACAAAAATGAAAAAAAGCGTCATATTTTCAATGCATATCACGCCAGGTATACATTTTTTTCCCATGGTTTCAAAATTCCAATATTTATATAATACGCATATAAATATTGACATGAATGTGTCATTAATCAAAAATCAAATGGATTCATGAACTTTCTGGCGCCATCCGATATTTTATCCCATCCAGGCTGTAATAGACGTGGTATTTTAACAGTGAAATCATTGCCAATTTTACTCGCTCTATCCACAACCACGCTCGTTTTCAATCTACAACAGTTATAACAATCGTCACGAACACTTTTGGGATAATGAACAAGATGAAATTTTGCATATTTAAAAAAGTATAAATCAAATATATCAATATATTTCCATATTTTACATTCAAATGGATATAAATTAATTCCAAAAAATGTATTTGAAATCCATAAGAACAATCTTGCAGGCAGGTAAAATATTTGTCCTATTATGTCCAGTATATAATAGAAAAAACATTTATGTATATTGCCAAGTAGTTTCAATCCACAAATAAGATGCGTAAGACCAAATGTAAAAAATGTATATATTCCATCGAATATGTCGGGAACCGCTATTACTAAACTTTCTACTGTGCCAACAAATTCTTCGCCAACGCCTTCAATGATCTGAACAATAGATTCAAATTCAAATGCTAATAATGGTAAAGCAGCGAAATATGCAGCATCTAAAATAACGTCACCCATGTAAAAATAATAATATATAAACTATATATTTAATATATAGTTTATGTTAGCATAATAAACAATTTATTTACTTTTAATTATTACTTTGGGCGTTTAGTTGAGCAATGCTATCATTATTCTTTAAATCTAATCCAGCGCCGCCTTTGCTTCCCGCTCTTTTAGCGCCTTTCCCTCTAGCACCTTCCCTCATTTTCATTCCCTCTTGATTTTTATAGGTTTCGTATTTTTTAATAAAACGCTCGGCATTGGCCAATAAAGGTTCCAATCGCCCAATGCCTTGTTTTATTTCGCTTTGTGTGCTTTGGAAGTCTGAAAATTCATTTTTTAAGGACTCTAACGTTACATCTTCACCATTTTCGTCCTTTTTCTTATCACTTTCCCCATCCTGGTTTTTTGTATCCTTCGTTTCAGAGTCGTCATCTTGGTTTTCAAGACCTTCATTAATTCTGGTTCCTGTGCCATATCTTAAAACATGGGTAACCGTGAGCGCGATGACTAATACAACGATCATATTCTTACTAAAAAACGTGGTCAAAAATCCGACCACCAATAATACAATGATGGATCCATAATCCTTGATATTGGATAAGTAGAAAACATCGACCACCGCCGCAACAAGAAAGACATATAATAAGATTCTATTGTATAAGATAGAGTTCAAATTATAACTTTTTTTACTGAAATTCTTAAAATACGAGGATATAGACTTCATATACTTTATATAACGAAATTATTATATTCCTAAACATGCAGAATCTAATAATTATCCGTCGGTTCGCATTCGTTGGTAAATTCACTGCCATCTGTATAGTTCGGCGGAACATCTCCACTATAGATATCGAGAACCTCTTTTACAACTTCTTCTCTTTGAATATCTGAACGTTGAAACTCGAAACTTGTAATACTAGAAGATCGCTTTCCTTTAAATTTACTTAAAAAATCTTCGAGACCATTTAATTCATTGGTGCGATCATATTGCTCTAAATCGCCAGTGATTACTAAGCGGCTATTTTCGCCCAAACGCGTTAATAACATTTTCATTTGAGATACAGTCGAATTTTGCATCTCATCTGCGACGATCCAGCAGTTTTTAAAGGTTCTCCCTCTCATATATCCAAGGGGTGCAATTTCAATTATTTTTTCTTCTAACATGGCGGTTACCTCTTTAGGTGACATGAAATTATAAAGAATATCATAGATGGGCCTGACCCATGGCGCCATCTTCTCTTCGAGCGTGCCTGGTAAATACCCAAGATCTTCGTCTACAGAAACGGATGGACGCGTGAATATTAATTTTTCATAGGTTCCTAATAAGAAATTTTTCACTCCATATTCCGTAGCAAATAGAGTTTTGCCTGTTCCTGCCGGACCATTGGCGATGACGATCTTTTTTGATTTTTGACGCAATAGTGTTGTATATATATCTTGGCTTTCGTTTTTTGGTTTAGTAAATCTTTGTTCGAACTTGGCTTTTTCGTTTGGTGATAAGTATTGCATATTCTCATAAAAATTCCTTTGTTTCGTAGCGGATCTCTCTTTTTCTCTCTCTATTTCGTTGTAGTATTCGGCGACAATTTCTTTCTCATTTTGTTTCCTTGGTTTACGCCCACGCCTTTTTTGCTCAGGTGCAATCTCGCCTAGAGAATCAAGAGAATCCTTATCTGAATGTTTCATGCCTTTTATAATACTAAAGGATTATATTTATGTCCATTTATTTCATTCGTGCTTTATTCTGCGTTTGGAAATAGAATTTTATCCACACCAGTTCTAACGCCAAATAATCGATGAACAAATATGCCTAAAACTAATACAAAAATCAATAAGTACCAAAAGGGCCAATTCATAAAATATGATATTGCATATACGATTACAACCGTCACAAACACGTCGTAAATTGCAATATTGAATATTCTATATTTTCTTAGACCATCGTTCGGTTTTCCAAATAGATCTTTATACTTATGTAAATCTATCATTTTCTTATCCTTACAAAATAAAAAGAAAACTATATGCTAAAAAACACGTATTATTTTCTTACTATGTGCGTTCATAAAAATTGAATAAGATAATCATTTTATGGAAAGGGGATAAAATCTAACGGGTATATTATTTAGGAAGGAATGAGTGAGTCGCACTTCGTAGAACCTTTGCTTAAGCCTGACGATAACCGTCACGTTATGTTTCCGATTCAACATAACGATATTTGGGAAATGTATAAGCGACAGGTGGATTGTTTTTGGATCGTAAATGAAGTCAACTTGGCTCAGGATTTATGCGATTGGGAAAAACTTTCTGAAGACGAACAGAAATTTATTAAGATGGTATTGGCGTTCTTTGCGGCATCCGATGGCATTGTGCTCGAGAACTTGGCTGTACGTTTCATGAGTGACGTTCAAGTATCCGAAGCCCGTGCCTTTTATGGATTTCAAGTTGCTATGGAAAACATTCACTCCGAGATGTATAGTTTATTGATTGATACGTATATTAAAGATAGTGCCGAGAAGACACATTTGTTCGAGGCCACCAAAAATTTTCCTTGTATTGCAAAGAAGGCGGATTGGGCGAAGAAGTGGCTTAATGATAATCGTAGTAGTTTTGCTGCGCGCCTCGTGGCCTTCGCTGCTATCGAGGGGATCTTCTTCTCATCCTCCTTTGCGTCGATTTATTGGATTAAGAAGCGCGGTTTGATGCCAGGTCTTACGTTCTCGAATGAATTGATTTCACGTGATGAGGCACTGCACACGGAGTTCGCCGTACTCTTATATTCGAAACTTCAGAAGAAGTTGCAAAAGAAGCGTATTTATGAGATCATTCAAGAGGCTGTGGAAATCGAGAAGGAGTTTATTACGGAGGCGATCCCTTGTCGCATGATTGGCATGAATACGAAGTTGATGACTCAATATATCGAATTTGTTGCAGACCGCCTCTGTTTACAGTTGGGATATGAAAAGATCTATAATTCTCAGAATCCTTTTGATTTCATGGAGTTGATTAGTATTGAATCTAAGGTGAACTTCTTTGAGCGCACCAATAGTGAGTATGCTTTAGCCAATAAAACGGTAGATAAGGATATTTTCGAATTCTCTGCTGATTTTTAGAGAGAAGTTTATTTTATATGATCTCATATAGATCAAATAAAAAATCATAGCACGATCACTCATCCGACTCCTCCAGAGGAGTCTTATTATAGATTTCTAGAGTACGTGCACTCGCATCCTTGGCCTCAACATATTTCGGCATCCAAAAATAGGGCACAATCTTTCCTAACCCTGGATAATGTTGTTCAAATATCTTGCGATAATAATACTGTTCAGACGTCTGAGGCAGCAAGTAATTTTGCACATAGGCAAAATTCGTGCTGATTTTCGCTATTTTTTCTATAACATCCTCACTATTCTCCAAAAAGGGATAATGTTTCAACTCGTCGTCTGCAAACAGTTTATCCGTGTGCTCTTGAATAATCTCATAGAGCGATCGACTATGTTTGGATACTCCATCACTGAATGCTTCCTTTTTACGCCAGATGATGTCAACGGGCAAAAGTGGTTTCGATTGTGAATTCAAATACATTTTTTCGCTGAATGAAACACGCAATAAGGATTTTTCCATAGATCCTGATAACGTATGAAATCGAACATCACAAGGAATAGATAGATAATATTGTGTCCATGCACGATCCAAAAATGGCGTCCGAGGTTCTAGACCATGCGAAGATATCGATTTGTCAGATCGAAGTACATCGAATGCATGTATATCTTTTAATAACCGTCGGCATTCTTTGTCGAACTCTATCGCATCAGGGGCCATGCCCATATATAAATAGCCTCCCATCAATTCATCAGAACCATCTCCATTAAAAATCACTTTGGCTTCACTATGCTCGGAAATATATTTTCCCAATAACCAATTTCCAATACTAGCGCGCACACTTGTCGTGTCATAACTTTCAATCGCATAAATCACATCAGGAATAGCATTCAAAAAATCTTCTTCTGTAACTATCATCTCGGTGTGCTTAGTTCCCAGATAATCGGCCACAATTCGCGCATATTTCAAATCTTCGGAATCCTTCAACCCAATACTATAGGTCTCAATCTTCGGAAGATTATTTATCGTATGATACTCGTTTACCAAAGCCGTGATCAGGCTACTATCTAATCCTCCCGATAATAGACAAGCAATGGGGCGATCCGTTGTGCAACATCTCTTTTCAACTGCGTTATATAAATAGATCTGAATATTTTTAAATATGGCCGAAACGGAATATGCATCATTGATCTGCATAATCGACTGGAATCCTGTTCTATGAAACCGAATATTCTCTTGAATAGGCTTCCAATTCGAATTTACTTTAAATGATAATTCGAATATAGAATATGTTCCCGGCTCAAATTGATGAATATCGTAATTCTGAAAGTCTTCACGCTTCTTCTTAAAAAAGTTTCCCTTATGTTCTACGTTATAGAAATCGCGAATTCCAGTTAACATTTTCATTTCACTAGCAAAAGCGAATATATTATCGTCGCCGTTTTCAGTGAAATTCGTAATAATATCAGGTCGCAAATAATAGAGAGGGCGAACACCATAAGGATCTCTTGCTATATACATTTTTGCATATTCCGCATTTAACCTATAATCAATAAGCAAAAACGAAAACACCCCATCTAGCATAGATAACGTGTGATCAATACCATATTTTTTATATAGGTGGATAATCACTTCACAGTCGGAATCCGTGGTCGGTTTAACATTCATTAATTTATAGAGTTCCTTATAGTTGTAAATTTCCCCATTACAGATTAAGGCGACATCATTGATAATTATCGGTTGGTTTGATTCTTCATTTAAACCATTGATCGCTAGACGATGAAATCCGAACATGGCCTTTATCATAATGGATGTCAGTTTCGAGAATTCAGGCCCCCTATTTTTCCCCTTTTGAAATCCATCATTGATGACAGAATGAGGAATCTCTCCATTGGAGTTTAAAATAGAAAAAATCCCACACATAACGTTTGTTTATTCACTCGAAATATCTTTAAGTTGATTTTCATTTTGACAATAATGTTTTGAATACGAAAACTACATAAATAATTCATCATAATTCATTCTAATGAAAAGAGTCGTCGTCTTAGGTGGCGGTGGTTTCATCGGTGGCCATTTGATTGCCAAGTTAAAGTCGCTTGGACATTGGGTGAGAGGCGTAGATATTAAGGCCAATGAGTTTCGTAAAACGGATGCAGATGAATTTCTTATTGCCGATTTAAGAGATCCGATAAAAGTCGATGTGGTGATCGATGATTCTATCGATGAAGTTTACCAATTGGCAGCGGATATGGGTGGTTCTACGTATATTAATACAGGTGAACATGATTCCGATGTCATGCATAATTCGTGCTTGATTAATCTCAATGTACTAAAGGTGTGTTCTCAAAAGAACGTAACCAAGATCTTTTATTCTTCTTCCGCATGCGTATATCCCGAATATAATCAACTCGATCCGAATAACCCGAAATGTAGTGAGGATACGACCTATCCTGCGGAACCGGATAGCGAATATGGTTGGGAGAAACTCTTTAGCGAAAGACTATATTTCGTGTTCCATAAGGATTTTCCCAAGTTAGATATTCGTGTTGCCCGTTTTCATAATATTTATGGGCCCTTTGGAACCTATGATGGAGGGAAAGAGAAGGCGCCTGCAGCGTTTTGCCGGAAGGTTGCTTTGGCAGAAGAGAACGGAGTCGTTGAAGTATTCGGGGATGGAAGCCAAACACGTAGTTTCTTATATATTGATAAGTGCGTAGAGGGAATTCTACGACTTATGGATTCTGAATTTAAGGGGCCGGTGAATATCGGGTCGGAAGAGATGATCAATATGAATGATTTTATGAATATGATTATCAAGATATCTGGTAAAAATCTAACAATTCACAATAAGGCGTTTAATGGCGTGGGTGTGCGTGGCAGAAATTCAGATAATCGGTTAATTCGGGAAAAATTGGGATGGGAGCCGATTTATCCATTGGAGGAGGGGATTCGAACGACATATGAATGGATAAAGAATGAGATAAATAATGATAATATGGATTGCAGATAATTTGTTTTTCATAAAAGTACATAAAAATCTATCGCTATAATTTATAATGTCAAATCCTCCTGCAAAACGAGGGCGCAAACCGAAACAAGAAAAAATAGTAGAAACTGAACTAAGTAGTATAAAACCCCATTCTACTACTTTAGTAAATTCGGTTGAAACGAAAAATGGAGTAGATTTAATCTATCCATCCGCACTATTAGTAGGATCTGCTATTGAGAGCACGGGGGAAATCAAAACTCCTGTAACTATTACTAATGAATTGCCCGCTTCAGAGAAAGAGACGTCAAATAACTTTAATATTTTATTGGGACAACGTAAGGAGAAATTACAGGAAGATCCCGAAAAGAAAGGGCCCGTTTTTCAAATGAACTATATCACACAGTTTTACGTGGGTTCTCTCACAGTGGTCGGTTTATATGTGTTTTATAGATTGATTCAAAAGACGAAGTAATTATAATAGTATAATGCATTCTTACACTATTATAACGATTAGAGTTTATAGCGTTTGTATAATTCTAGCGCCGTTAATCCACCGAAGATTTGGGCAAGGCAGTAAGGAATTAAATCGTTGACGGGTAATTTGCCCGCAGAAGCCATAGCAATGGATACGGCAGGGTTGATATGTCCACCGGATACTTTGGATGTGAGTAAGATCACTAGGGCGAGAGCAGCGCCAATTGCTAAGGGATTTCCGGTGGCTAAAATAATGTAAATGAAAAACAAGGTTCCGAAAAATTCGACTAAATAGGCATACATGTTTGTACGAGTATAACATATAGCCGGAAATAAATTAAAAACATAAGATCTAAATTTGGCATTTTTAATCTTCAAGGGTGTAAAAGAATTGGGTTGGATTAATGGAACATTGTCGGATTTCTGAGACCGTAAATACCCTTATTTTGGATAGGCGCAAAGGATGGCGTTGGTGCATTATTTAAGTTTGCATTCTTTTTTTCGGGCGCAACTGCACCACCGCCGCGAACGCGTCTAAGCGCATCTTGAACACTATTCTTTTCTATATTGGACGTATATGACATTACATTACCAGAAGCATTCAAGGATCCCATGCCAATTTGTGATGTGCGTCGATTCCTAGTTATTTGTGATGCATCTCGATTTCCGTACCATTTTTTACCATTCATATATTGGGAAGAGTTGCCGGTCGGGAGAGTCGTGGTCTGTTGTACATTTTGACGGACATGCCAATTATATGTGGTGCTCGTGCTAGGCGCCGTATTCGGATTATAAGGCAGGGTTCTCGCATAAACCTGTCTTCCCATTTCAAATGAACTTTGTCCGTCGCTCGTGCTATCTTTTAACGGAGAGGCTTTTATGCCAGATAATTGGTTATTATTGATATCATTTATGCTAAGCGTAGTAGACGTCATTAATATATAATTAGGGTTATATATTAATACTAGATTATATTAACGACGGCGAATGGCCATTAAATTCACATAAGATGCGTTACTTTGATCTCCGCCCATGGTTAAGTCATTATAGTTTTTGCCAATAGCGCTCTGTTTTCTATACGTGATATAGTCAGAAGAATCGGCAACGAAGCGATTGTTGGTAACGGAAGCGGCAACTCCGGTATTATCACACGCAGATATAATAGATCCAATAGGTCCTTGGAGTCCAGGATAAGTCTTATTGACTTGATTGGAACCACCACATGTATAATATTGGCGCCCTAAGAAATCACCTAAATTGTTTACCGCACGAAAAGGCGTGATCACGCGACCATGCCCATTGATAGATCCCGCAACATTTGTGTTATTCCACGAACGTCTTAACACGCCACGAATCATGGTTTGTTCGCTATCCTTGAAATTGGTCATCGTTTGTTTGGCAGAGTATCCTTGATAGGGGCCGCCCAAATTCGCAGTCGATGTTAAAGTTACCGTAGTGCTAGGAACTTGAATAGGATTTCCAGACATTGATGAAATATAATATAGTATAATGCGATATTTTTTATGGACTTAATATATAGTTATTCAGGTTCTCAACATTCATGGAATTTTTCGATGAAAGTGATGCTAATGATTTAGAGAAAATGATAAAACAAGAAGGGATTGTATCCTATGATCCAACTTGCGTGCGTAAAAGATCGAATTGGAGCAAGGGTGCAAATGAATATAAATTTGATACAGAACACTTTAAACCCGAAGTATTACTAAAGGATATTCCAGATCATTCTCCCAAATTAGACGTACTTTTAAAAAAAATAAAACAGTTAGATAAGCAAGATCAAAAGAAGCATGGAAAGTTATTCAAACATTTCATCTTTTCGGATATTAAAAATGGCACTTATGGCGCCAAATTACTCGCATCCGCGCTTATTGCGCATGACATGCATTTAGGTTATACAGCAAAAGCAAGAAAGGGCGGAAAAAAGAAGTATGAAACTATGGGATTATTATCAGACGATGAACTCTTAAAACACAAAGGCGATAACTTTTATTTACTTTCTTCAGTATCTGTTTATGATCAAAATATTACGACGGCCATGAAAAAGAATATTTTAAAGAAATTCAATCAGCGCCCCGAGAACGTATACGGCGATTTGGCTCGTTTCATCATTATGGATAGCGGTTTCAAAGAAGGCATTGATTTATTTGATATTAAATATGTTCATATTTATGAACCCTCTTTGGTCGGCGCGGATCAAAAACAAGTAATCGGTCGTGGAACGAGAACCTGTGGACAAAAGGGCTTAGAATTCCACCCTCAACGTGGCTGGCCACTTCATGTGTTCGTATACGACTTATCTATACCCGAACAACTCCAAAGTAGTTTCTTGGGCGCGAAGAGCGCGATTGATCTTTATTTAAAGGCAAAAAACATCGATGTGCGTTTATTCCACTTTGCGCATGATCTCGAAAAGACGACCATTGTGGGTTCCGTAGATTATGATTTAAATAAAAATATTCATAGTTTTTCTATCCCTGGCGATGATGCCGAGGAGGATTTACCTGAAGGAGCCGAATTTATTTATGGTGGTGCTGCCCATGACGACCCTGACTTTTATGACTTTTCTAAAACACATAAGACAATAGGTGGCGGACCCAAACTTCGCATAAAAAACAATAAGCCTGCATTCATCCTCCATTCTGAACAGAACGCAGAGAGTCAACGTATGAATCATGAAGAGTTAAGAAAACATATTCGAGAACATTTTAGTGCCTTTAAGTGGGATGACGTAAAAATGGAGAACTTATGTGCAGATAAACAGAAAGGTGGTGCGGGTGATGTCATAACATTAACTCCCACCCAAGATTTTGTTCAGCATTATTTTACACCCGAAAATCCAGTGAAGGGGATGCTTTTATACCACTCTGTGGGCACAGGCAAAACTTGCTCTGCGATTGCCGCGGCAACACAATCTTTCGAGAAGCAAAACTATACTATTCTTTGGGTCACGAGAACCACATTGAAAAACGATATTTGGAAGAATATGTTTGAACAAGTATGTAATGATAATATTCGCGACCGAATCAAAAATTCGGGGTTGGTTATTCCTGATGAACAAAGTAAGAGAATGAGACTACTATCAAAGTCGTGGAGAATCCGCCCGATGTCCTATAAGCAATTCAGTAACTTGGTATCCAAACAAAATGCGTTTTATAAGGCACTTGTAAAGACCAATGGCGCAGTAGATCCTTTGAGAAAGACTCTTTTGATTATTGACGAGGCCCATAAATTATATGGTGGGGGCGATTTATCCAGTATCGAAAGACCCGATATGAACGCCCTTCATCAGGCCCTTATGAATTCTTATCAGATATCTGGCAGGGATTCCGTAAAACTTTTACTTATGACGGCCACACCCATCACAGAAGATCCAATGGAATTAATAAAATTAATAAACTTATGCAAGCCCATGGGAGAACAGATGCCCACCGCATTCGATACTTTCGCCCAAAAGTACTTGAATGAGGAGGGGCAATTCTCAGAACGTGGGAGAGGTGATTATTTGGATGATATTGCCGGTTATGTGAGTTATTTGAATCGAGAAAAGGATGCGCGCCAGTTCTCTCAACCCCAGGTCCAACATATCAATGTTCCGATTACCAAAGATATGGAAACGATTGAGGCATTCGATAAGAAAATCTTAAAACAGACAGTGAGTAAAGAGAACCTAGAATTAAAAGCCAAAATAGAAGAGAACAATCAAGAATTAAAGGGCGAATTAGGGGATCTCGATGCCAATAAGTTTAACTTTTTGAAAGAGGAGATATGTGGCGATTTAGAGGGCAAACCTTTAAAGGCGTGTCATAAGATTGTAAAAAGTAATATTCGTCAATTAGTGAAAGAAGCCAAAGAAGAAGTAAAGAAGATCCGCGCAGGAATAAAAGAAATGAGAGTACTTATCAAAGAGAAGAATGAGAAGCAAAGAGATGCTGCGAAAAACATATTGAAAAACATAGAAGAAAATCCCGAGGAATATGAACAATATAAGGCATCTATGATTTATAACTTAAAGAATAAGTGTGGCATCAAGATTGCAGGCGATAAAGAGTTAAAAGAATATATCAAAAAACACCCACATATTGAGGAATATGATCAAGAGATCGAAATGTTTAATGAGAAAATCAAGGTATTGCAAAATGGTTTGAAATTAGACGTGCTCGACCATAAGAAACGTATTGAACACCTTAAAAAGATATTGAAGAAGGATTTGAGTGAATTGGAGCGTAGTGTCATTAATTTAACGATTCGCGATGAGCGTAAAACATTCAAGCAAATCATGAATATGAAAAAGAAGGCGTCTAAGAAGGAAGAGAAAGGGTTGAAGACCTCGATAAAGGTGGTTGAGAAAAGTCGTAAAAAGACATATCAAGGGTTAAAAAAGACGATGAAGAAGATCGTGAAATCAAATAAAAAAGAACAGAAGGTGGCCGAAAGAGAGGCGAAGAAACTCCGTAAAACACTCCGCAAACAAGGCGAGTATAAGGAGGAAATCAAACATGAATTGATCGCTGGTCTAGTAGATAAATATAGGGAAAAGATGTCGGATAATTATGAAGGGTATCAAGCGGAAGTCCATGAGAAAGATGCCTCTAAAGAAAGAATGAGAGAAGAGAAGGCGCAGGCCAAGCAAGAGTTGAAACTTGAAAAGGAACGCGCACGCCAAAGTAAAAAGGATGAGAAGGAGAAAGAGAAGGCGTTAAAGAAAGCAGAAAAGGAACGGGAAAAAGAACATGCACGTGCAACAAAAAAGTTAGAGAAGGAACGCGCGGCGGCATTAAAGAAAGCGGATAAGGAACGGCAAAAGGAACAACTTCGTAAGACGAAAAAGAATAAGCCTTAAACGGATTTAGATAGATTGCAATTTTATAATATATTCGCTATATTATAAAATGGACCCTAATGAAGGATACGACCCCGACGCTGAGTCGTCACCCGAACCCACATTTCCAGGGAATTCTAGTATCGATAAACTCACATTAGAATTATTAATGAATAAGAGTAAATTTCAAAAGTACGTTGAAAAGACAGACCCTAGAAAATATGCGGAAATCCAAGACCATCGCTCGAATATTATAAAACATAGAAACTCTATTTTATCTATGGCCCAAGATTTATTAAACGATCCGGATATGCAAATCAATACGGAAATCAATGACTCGTTTGACGCGTTTGTAAAGAGTGCGATTCGTCATATCCAATATAAAGAAATGCAATATAAGAATCTGCCAAGCAGTAAATCGCCATTCACGAATCAAGACGATGCAGATGAGGATGACGTATTGTTTGGCAATATGGATAACGAAGATATACCATCATCATCCTTTTGGGGGAAGGATCGTGTAGTAAAGTCTAAGTTCAATAACATATTGAACTATGGTATGAATAATTTTCCTCGCAAACCCGATTTGTAATTATTTAGTATTGTTTTTGTAGTAAAAATATCGTATTGTATTCTATACAAGTAACATGCATAAAAGTAATAAAAGATCTAATAAAAAATATAGAAGCAAAACCATTAAATTTAGGCCTATGAATTGTAGCCCTACTGTAAAAGGAAAAACACCTGTAGCCGAGAGTTGTTTTACAGACGAAATACTGTTCACATTAAAAGAATACTATAATAAACATCATAAAGAAAACGGCATCGTTGCGACCGATCCTAAGGGCATATGGATTGAATTAAAAAATAAGTTATCGACATGTAGTAA